GCTATGTGCGCGGCTGGGCGAACGTCGTCTCGAAGGATGGCGAGGTGGTCACTGATCACCAAGGTGACCGCATCACCATCGATGAGCTCCGCAAGGCAGCTCACAAGTTTGTCTGCGACGCCCGCGTTGCCAAGGCCATGCACAACGGTCACGCCGTTGGCGAGGTGGTCGAAAGCGTAATCATCGACGACGCCTTCGCTAAGGCCGTTGGCATGAGCGATGGCCGCAGGGGCTGGTGGATTGGTATGCACATCACCGATCCCGGCGTGCAGGAAAAAGTCCGCAAAGGCGTCTACCGCGCCTTCTCTATAGGTGGCCGTGGCCGCCGCACCAAAGTGGAGGAGTAAGGCATGGCTCAAGATTTGAGCGAAATGACGATTGAAGAGATCAGTCTCGTTGACGATCCCGCAAACGAGCAGGCCCGCGTCCTGATCGTTAAGGCTAAAGGCGGTAAGGCCGCCAAGTCTGAGGACGAGGACGAGGACGAAGAAGAAGAGCAGCCCTCCGCTGAGGAAGTGGGTGTTGCAATGCGCCTGAAGAAGGCGCTCGAAGAGATTGCACCGGATGTGGTGCATGCCGTGGTCGGCGGTGAACCGATCAACCCTGAAGCAGCCGGTGAGGCTGCCGCTTCTCTCAAGGAGTACGTAATGGACATTGAAGCTCTGTCCAAGGCTCTTGAGGACGCCGAAGCACGGCTGGAAACGCTTGAAAAGCGCGCCACCGAAGCAGAAGCGGCTCTCGCAGATGCCAACGAGATTATCAAAACCCGCGACGCGGAGCTCGAAGCTGTAAGCAAGTCGAGCGAAGAAGCTGAGGCTGCCCCCTCTGAGGAGGAAGTCATCAAGTCGCTGCCCGAAAGCATTCGCAAGCGCCTCGAGGAAGCCGACAAGGCAACTGAGGAGCTGGCTAAGGCGAAGGCTAAGGCTGAAGAGGATGAGGCTGTGGCTAAGGCTGCATCGCTCGGCGTCGGTAAGGCGGATGAGCTGGGCCCCGTTCTGTTGCGTGTCCGCAAGGGCATGACAACTGAGGCCGATGCCGGTGTCATCGAAAACCTTCTCAAGTCACTTGCAGAGGTATCGGTGAAGTCGCTTCTCTTCAAGTCGATGGGCTCGGACGCCGCCGTAGATGGCGACCCGGAGGCCATGCTCAAGGCTAAGGCCGATGAGATCAAGAAAGCCAAACCTGAGCTCACCGATGCACAGGCATACGCCAAGGCAACTGAAGAGAACCCGCATCTCTACAACGCCTACGTTGCCAAGCGCCGGGCGGCATAACGAACCCTCTTAATAGGAGATAGACACATGTCTTTCGATAATGGCCTGAAGGCTTCCTTCAGCCTGCCCGCCGGTGCAGACCTCACGGGCAAGCAGTTCCACGCTGTCGTGGTTAACTCGAGCGGCGCTGCCGCCGCAGCCGGTGCCAACGCTCTCAGCGCTGGCATCCTCCAGAACAAGCCGAACACCGGCCAGCCTGCGACCGTTTGCTATGACGGCGTTTCGAAGGCTGCCATCGGTGCCACGGTGGCCGCCGGCGCAAAGCTGACGACCGACGCGGCTGGCAAGCTCGTTACCGCAACCACCGGTCAGGCGGTTGTTGGAATTGCTCTCGCAGGCGGTGCCGTCAACGAGATCATCCCTGTCCTCATGACCCGCGTCGCCCTCGGCTAAGCGGCTCATTTTTGAATTGGAGCAATAACCCATGACCCCGACCCCCGGTGACGTTCATGTCAATGCGCCGCTGACCAACATCAGCATCGCCTTCCTGCAAAACGCTGCGAACTTTGTGGCGACCCGCGTGTTTCCGAACATCCCTGTTCAGAAGCAGTCGGACCGTTACTACGTGTATGAGCGTGGCGATTTCAACCGCGATGAAATGCAGCTTCGCGCCCCCGCAACCGCCTCTGCCGGCGGTGGCTACACGCTGGACAACACTCCGACGTACTTTGCCAATCGGTTCTCCTTCCACAAGGATATCCCCGATGAGCTCCGTGCGAATGCGGATGCTGTCCTTTCGCCCGACCGCGAGGCGGCTGAGTTCGTGACGCACAAAGCGCTGATCAAGCGCGAGAAGCTGTTCTCGAACACCTACTTCAAGACTGGCGTCTGGACCTTCCAGCGCGCTGGTGTGGCTGGCACCCCGACCGGTACGCAGTTCAAGAAGTGGAATGATGCCACCTCGACCCCGATCCGTGACGTTCGCCTTGGCAAGGCAGCAATCGCTCAGAGCACCGGCTTCGAGCCGAACAAGCTCATCATGGGCCGCGCTGTCTATGACGCCATCGTCGACCACCCGGAAATCATCGACCGCCTGAAGTATGGCCAGACCGCTGGTGCGCCTGCCATGGCTTCGAAGCAGGCTCTCGCAGCCCTGTTTGGCGTTGACGAAATCCTTGTGATGAACGCCATCGAAAACACCGCAGCTGAAGGCGTTGCGGCCACGCACTCGTTCATTGGTGGCAACCACTGCTTGCTCACCTACTCAACGAGCGCTCCGGGCCTCATGACGCCGACCGCCGGTTACACCTTCTCGTGGACCGGCCTGCTTGGCTCGGGCGCGGATGGCAACCGCATCAAGTCGTTCCGCATGGAAGATCGCAGCGCTGACCGCGTTGAGATCGACATGTGCTTCGACATGAAGCTCGTTTCGGCTGACCTCGGTCAGTTCTGGAGCGACGCGGTCTAATCGACCCAACAAGGAAGGGCGGGGCCTGAAACCCCGCCCTCCTAACCATGTGAGAAAGCAGACATGGCAACTCGTTTCTATACATCTGAAAGCAAGTTCAAAGCAGGCCGCCCCTTCATCATGAATGGGGAGGACTACAACTTCGATGATCCAGTCGACGTGACCGGCATCGAACCGCGCCGCATCAAGCTCATGTTTGAGGCGAACCTTCTGGAGGTCGATGAGAGGCCGCAGGAGCAGCGCAAGAAGGCACCGCCGCCGCCCGTAGAGGGTGAGAAGCACAGGCTGAAGAACGGCGGCTTTGGCCGCTGGTACATCGCCAACAGCGCCGGCGACAACATCGAAGGCCCCTTCACGGGGGAGGACGCGAAGAAACAGGCGGAGCTCGCTCTGGCCAAATATCAGTGAGGTAGACGATGTCCTTGATTGTCGAAACTGGAGTTGGGTTGGCCAACGCCGACGCCTATGTTGGGCTAGTTCACTTCAAGGAATTTTGCAGCGCCCGTGGATACCGGTGGGAGGACGCGGAGGATTTCGCGATTGAAAACTCAATCCGTCGAGCGACTGACTACATTGACACGATTGGCCGCTACAAGGGCGCACGCCTCACTCAATCGCAAGCCCTCGAGTTTCCTCGCTCCGATCTTACTGACTGGTCCGATTACACCATCACCGGTGTACCTCACCGCGTAAAACATGCGTGCTGCGAGCTCGCCTTTAAGGGGCTCAGTGAGCCGCTGTACAAAGACCTTGACCGTGGCGGCAAGGTTGTCTCTGAGAGCGTGGGCCCGATCTCTGTTACCTATGCGGGCGACGCGCCGGCTGGGAAGCTCTTCATGTTCGCCAAGAACCTGCTCGAGCCGTACCTCCGCGACCCCGACACCATTCTCTATGAGCCCATGAACGCGCCTGCCTATGAGGGCAATTTTGCGCGGGTGGGCATGATGGACAACCCCGGCGCGGGCGCGCTCACCTCGTACAGTGTTGACGACGAGTAACGCCCATGGCGACCTATGATGCAGCTTCTGCCACGGCGTACAACCTGATCGCTTCCAAGGGGAGTGATGTGGTGTTCACGCGGGCAAACAGCGCGGGCTTCGACCCCGTAACGCAACAGGAAACCACCTCGAGCACCACCCTAACCCTTAAGGCCGTGGGTCTCCCGCCCGGCAAGAGCGCGGAGTTCCGCATTGGCAAGCTCGAGCGTCGCAACATCATTGAATTGCACTGCGCCCCCCAAGGCGGCGCTGTACCGCTGCCCGGCGATAAGGCTCTGTGGGCCGGCTCCAGCTGGACGGTCCTATGGGTGAGCGAGCTCAACCCGGCTGCCGATGGCGCGCCCTACGCCCTCGTGTACGCGGAGCGCTGATATGAACGACGCCCGCCTCTTCAAGATGCACCTCACCGATTATGCGAACAAGTTTGGCGTATCGATGGACGCGCTTGCCCGCCAGACCGCTCAGCAACTCTCGGAAAACGTGGTGACCGACACGCCGGTCGATACCGGCTTCCTCCGTTCCTCATGGCAGCCCTCGCTCAATGGCATCACCGCTGGGCAAGGCACCGCCATTTCAGGAGCAGCCGCTGCCTCGAAGGTGGCGGCAACCGTGGGGATTGTGGCCGCCGATATGAAGGCCGGCGATACCTATTACCTCACAAACAATGCGGAGTACGCGCTCCACGTTGAGTTTGGCACGTCCAAGATGGCCGGGCGCTTCATGGTGACCAGCAACATGAAGAACGCGCAGAACGTCGTTGCCAAAATCGTTAAGGAGCTGGCTCTGTGAGCGCCATAACCTTCCACCCCAATCTGCGCTCAGGCATCCGGCAGAAGCTCCAGACGCTCGCCAACCCCATCGCCGTGGCGTGGGAAGGCCGTGTGTACCAGCCGATCAAGGGCACCCCGTTCATGACAGAGCAGGTGCGCCCGATCTCCTCCACCGTGACTGCCACGGGGATTGGTGGCGTGATCGCGCACACCGTCACCGCCAATTTCACGCTTCATTACCCGGCGAACACCGGCACGCTCGAGATCGACGCGCTTGCAGGCGCATTGCTCCAGCTTTTCCGCCCGGGAACTTCTATCACTTACAACTCAACGTCTGCCGTGGTACAGCAGGCAGAGCGAATGGCGTTAATCACAGAGCCCGACTGGATTAACTGTCCTGTGATCATCACTCTCATCGGGCACACGAGTAACTAATTTCAACCCGCCCGCACCGGGCTAACGCCAAGGAGTTGCAGCAATGCCCCTTCAGTCAAATGTCAATGTAGAAGTCCGCTACGGTGCGGAAACGGTTCTCGGCACGCAGAGTGTTGCCGCCGGCCAGACCTTGCGCCGTGTCTCCTCAACCCTCGCACTCGCGAAGGACGCCTTTACCTCGAACGAGGTGCGCCCTGATCAGCAGGTGTTCGATGCCCGCCATGGCGTGCGCCGCGTCGCCGGCAACATTCAGGGCGAACTCTCCACCCGTACTTATGATGACTTCATCGAAGCATCACTGCGCGGCACGTGGACCGCTGGCGTTGCCATCACTCAGGCGACTGCGACCATGAGCACCGCGACGCTTGCCGCCACTACTGGCGCAACGACCGGCACGTTCACGGCTTCGGCGGGTTCGTTCATCACCTCCGGCCTGCGCGTGGGCGATGTGTTCCGCGTCACCGGTCAGGCGGCGAACGTCAACCGCAACTTCCGCATCATGGCGATGACGGCGACCACCATCACAGTGTTCCCCGCTCCAGCCACCGCCACCGCAGCTGCTACATGGGGCATCACCGTGCAGGGCCGCAAGCTCCTCACGGGCGTCTCGCAGCGCTCATTCACCATCGAGCAGTTCTACCCTGACATCGATGTGTCTGAGACGTTCCTTGGCTGCCGCATCGGAGAAATGCAGGTGTCGCTGCCGCCGACCGGCATGGCCACTGCCTCGTTTGGTGTGCAGGGCGTAAACATGCTGAGCACCTCAGCTGCTCAGGCCCCTGTGTTTGCAAGCCCGGCAGCTGCTACGGCCTCCAACATCCTCGCAGGCGTGAACGGCTCGCTTTCGGTCGCAGGTGCTCCCTCGGCTATCGTGACGCAGCTCGACTTCACCGTGAGCAACAACCTCAACAGCCAGCCGGTTGTGGGTTCGACCTTGGTGCCGGAAATCTTTTATGGCCGCACGGTCGTAAACGGCACGCTCTCGGCGTACTTCGAGAACCAGACGCTCCTCAACTATTTCATCAACGAAACTGAGGTTGCGCTGGCTGTCCAGATGGACGACGCGAACGGCACCGATTTCATGGCCTTCCGCTTCAACCGCGTGAAGCTCATGGGCGCAACGAAAACGGTCGGCCCCGATGGCGGCGTGATCCTCCAGTCGCCGTTCCAGAGCCTCCTGAGCTCTGGCCAGACTGGCTTCGACGACGGCTCCCTCGTGGTCCAGCGCTCGAACACGTAATCACCAGCACAGGCCCCGGGGCTCATCCCGGGGCCTTACCAGTAGAGGAAAGCAAATGAATTTCGATCTCGCAGGCATCGATACCAAAACTCTCTCAGAGGAAGGTGTCGATATGATTGTGAAGCTGATGGGCTCCGATGAGCCTCTGGTCGCCCGTAATGGCAAGCCCGTCGCCGTGAAGCTGCTTGGGCCCGATAGCGAGGTGTACCGCGATATCTCCCGGGCGCAGCTGAAGAAGCGCCTCACCCGCACCAACGACGCCAAGAAGCTCAACGAACTTGACTTCGCTGAGGTGGAAGCGGACGGCCTCGAGCTGATTACCGCATGCGTGGTGGGCTGGTCGAACGTATTCGACACCGATGGCAAAGAAATTCCTTGCACCAAGGAAAACGCTCGCAAGCTGCTTGAGGGCTACCCGGTGCTGCGCGAACAGGTCGACGTATTCGTGGCGACCCGCACGCATTTTATCAAGGCGTCACCGAGGAGCTAATCGCTTATGGCCGCTTCCAGTTTGGCCTTACTCGCAATGTTGGTGGCTCCGCTATGGGAGACCACTACGCGGCGATTGCAAAGGCCACTGGCAAGGAACTGGAACGGCCATCACTCCCGGCGGCGCTTGTTTACCTGTGGAACCATTTCATCCAACTCCATAGGGGCCGGTCGTATAACGGATTTGGTGCAAACCCTATTTCGTGGAACGACTTTCACGCCTACTGTCAGTTAACGCGAACAGCGTTAACACCGTGGGAGGTGGAAACGATACGAATGCTCGATGAGGTGTACCTCGAGGAGACCTCAAAGAGCGAATGACGGAGTGACCGATGGCGGATTTCAAACTTGGGTTCTCGCTCAATACCTCTGAGCTTGAAAAGGGCAAAAAG